TCTTCAGGACTTACTGCTGATCAAACACCGCCTACAGTTGACGGCACCCAAGGTGGCGAAGGAACAACTCCTTACTCTGATGGTTATACATTAGGTTACCTAACTGGCGATGGTATTGCACCTAATGGTCTACCAGTTACTCCGGGGGTATCATTTCCGCCTAATCCAAACGTTGGCGATTATGTGTTGCGGCTGGATTATTTTCCAAATCGTTTATTCCGTTATGATGGTGGACATGCATGGACCAAGATTGAAGACAAGGTACGTACTGGATTGGTATTCGAAACCAATGCAGAAACTGAACGTGCTGGCTTTGTTAACAATACATATACAGTACCAACCACAGACATGGGCAACATCCCAAGTCGACAAAGCTTGAGTCAAATACTTAAACCCAATGCAGACAACGGTGATCAAGGGGGCAACTTACCACCAAACCCAAGACCACCAGGAAGATAACTTATGGCAACACCACTATTTTTTTATGACGAGCAAATACGTCGATTTTTATTGCAATTTACTAGAATCTTTTCAAACTTTCAAGTTGAATACGGGCGCGATGAAGAAGGAAAAAATCATACATTAGTACGTGTACCAGTACGTTATGGCGATGCAACTCGTAATGTACAAACTATCATTCAACAAAACTCTGCAAACTACATGAATTCAACTCCGTTGATGACATTTTATATCAGCAGTTTAGATTATGATCGTCCACGTATGCAAGAGCCTTATCACATTAATAGTATTAATGTACGTCAACGAACCTATGACGAGTCAACTGATACTTACGAAAGTACACAAGGCAATGCATTTACCATTGAACGTTTGATGCCTGTACCGTACAAATTAACAATTAAATTAGATATTTGGACTAGCAACACTAACCAAAAAATGCAAATTTTAGAGCAGATGCTAGTGTTGTTTAACCCAGCATTAGAGATCCAAAGCACTGATAACTATATCGACTGGACCAGTTTAAGTGTAGTAGAACTAGAAAGTGTTAACTGGAGTAGTAGAACTATTCCACAGGGAACAGATGATGCAATTGATATTGCATCACTTACGTTTACATTACCTATTTGGATTAGCAGTCCTGCTAAAGTTAAAAAACTTGGAGTAGTCGAACGTATTATTATGTCTGTGTTTGATGCCAACGGGTATGCCAGTGATGCAGTGTTAGACAATGACTTGCTACTAGGAACTAGACAAATGATCACTCCATGGGACTATCAGGTATTATTGATAGGCAACAAGTTGCAGGCATTGCAGCCTCCACAAGTGGTAGATCAGCCAAACTCAAGCTTAACTCCTCCAGATAGTCCACAGAGTAATTTATTATGGACTGCATTAATTGGTGCATACGGTACGCTACGTCCTGGTATTAGTCAAATAAAGTTAGGACAGCCTGATGGTACTGATGTAGTAGGCACTGTTGCTTACGACCCAACTGACGATAGATTTTTATTGTATACAATAGATGAAGATACTGTGCCACAAAATACATTAAGCCCTGTAAATGCAGTTATCAATCCATTGCGTAGCGGCCCTGGATCTGGTATTGATCCTGCAGTAATTGGTCAGCGTTATTTGTTAACAGAAGCCACTGGTAGTGAAAATGGGTATGCAGAAGCCTGGGCTGGCACAAATGGTGCATTTTTAATAGCCAACGCCAACGATATTATCGAATACACCTCTGATAATCGTTGGGTAGTTTCTTTTGATTCTACATCAAGCCTAAATAATAATCAATATGTAACTAATATAACAACTTCCATACAATATCGCTGGACTGGCGAGACATGGGTCAAGAGCTATCAAGGATTATATCCAGGAGGCACATGGAATCTAGTGCTGTAAACGCAGTTGGTATTTGGTTTTATTCGGTTTCTACTAACAGGTATCTATATTTGTTACGCAACGATTCAAAGCATCCAGGAACATGGGGGTTACCTGGCGGAAAAATGGAGTCGGGGGAGAGTTTGTTAGAAACTATGCAACGAGAGTGCGAAGAAGAGCTAGGATCAATGCCTGAGTATGTGCGGCTAATGCCATTGGAAAAATTTACCAGTGCTGATCAAGGTTTTGTTTACCACACATTTTTTTGTAGTGTAAGTGGAGAATTTACACCTGTTCTCAACGACGAACACATTGGATGGGCATGGATAGAATCTGGAAACTGGCCAAGACCTATGCATCCAGGATTATGGTCTACTGTAAACTTTGATACCGTTCGTGAAAAAATTGCTACTATTGAGCGTAGCGTTCAAACATCACATTGACTTATAAAGCCAGGTCTATAATCAATGGTACTGACATTAGGAAATGTAAACAATTCGGCAGGTTGATCTGCTTCAACACCAACTAATATAAACTTAGTTCCGGCATATGCACTTATAATTGCGCCAACTTGTTTGAGCCAATTACTATTGCCGGCTGGTGCATCTCGGTTGTAACCCAACATATAAATTTCTTTGTGTCCATCAAATGCCGCAAGATATATCAACAAAGCAGAATTGATCAACGGTGGGCTATGTGGTATTAGATAAAACTCACCTGGATTAGATACAACCATTCTACTTGTGGTGTACACAATGTTATTAACTTGATAATCTACTGCTTTAAGTTCGTCAAGACGTTGTTGATTATTTTCTACAGTAAAATCTAAACGCATTTGTTGAGCAATTTCTCCTGTGCCATAAGTTTGTAATTTTTTACTACCAAGAAGACCACCACGATGACGTTGTAGTATTGTATAGTCAAACAAATACTTGTCAACGCTTGTGCCAATACACGCAGCACGACCAGAGATATGATGATTCTCAATAGGGTTTGCTACCCACTCTCTAGTTTGTTCTCTATGGCCGTGAGTCCACCGTGATTCGGTTATGACAAATTCACCCGGATAATCACTGCGATAGTGCGGAGTTAACTTCATACAATATTTATTGTGTTAATAGAACGCAAAAATAATCCAGTGGTTACATCTGTATGTTCAAATATAATTTGAACTTGTCCATCAACGAAATTAATTGTATCTGCCATTTGTTACCTTTCTTAAAATCCAAATGTTTTAGCAAGTAACTGCCATTTAGTAGCAGTTGAATTGTATATGAATCCTAAATAATCGTATTTTCCACTGCCACTTGATGTGCCTGGTAACGGTAAATCTGTTGATCCAGCATAAATTGCATTCCAACTAAATGTTTGGATTGCAGTTGATGATAGTCTTATCATAAATTTCTGTCCGTTAACTGGAGTACCAGACGGTGCATTTATTGTTAGTGTTCCAGCTGTTTGTGTGTTTGTTTGTATAAACAAATCAGCAAGATCAGTATTGATAGAAATACTTGTGCCGTCTGTAACTGTATTTGCCTTAGGTATAACAACGCCTGTTATTGTACCAGCAACCGATGATATATTTCCAGGCGATAAGTTTCCAGAGTATGTTGGCAAGTATGTTGCTACATTAGCATTTCCATACATGCCAGTTAACTGCGAACCATTACCAATGAAATAATTACCAGTTATGTTGCCTGTAGCACTAACTACACCAGTTACATACTCGCCAGTTGTGGCAAATACAGCGACATTACTTGTTCCTGCTACATCAATTCGTATATTAGCACCAGTTCCAACAATAACATTACTTGTTCCGGCACTTATTGAGTTAGTGCTGTAATTTTGAACAAATGTTAGCCCGGTGATACCTATGAAGATAGGATTATCTGTTGTGAGTTTCCATTGTGTGTCTGCGTATGTAGTGCCTTCGGTAACCATTACAATCATACCGGCTTCGACTTCGCCAGTATCGTTGGCATCTGTGGTCCTGGTCCAGGTTCCATTTGATCCTGTTCCAACTGTTCTTACATAATATAATCCGTTATCGCTATGAGTATCTTGTCCTGTTACTAAAATTCTATCGTTGACACTGAGATTTACACCGTCGACTAAGTTTGGAGCACCACCGGATACTGCAATATTGCCGACCGTAACGGCACGGACAGCTTGTTTGTAGTCAATGTTAAAAATTTGAGCAGCACGAGGTCTTGTTAATCCCATTTGTTATTCGCCATATTGAGTTAATATTTAGTCAAAAAAATAGGACTCCCTAAAGAGTCCTATTTTAAACTATATTGGTAGTTTAGAAGCGTCCGACTACAACTTCAATAACGCCGTCGACGCCATCAAAATCTTCCAACGCTTTACCAATTATAGTGCCTACTTGCGGATCTGCGTCTGCTCTAGCCTGTCCGTTACCAGCCGATACCATCAAGTCACCTTTGCGTACCGGTCCAACTACTTTAGTTGGAACACGACCTGTTAAGGCCACAGTAGCAACAAACTCAGCTTCTAATCCACCATTCATAATGTAACTTGGGTTAGTAGAAACTACACCAGCTACTCTACGATCTGGGCTGCTAGCAGTTATTGTAACTTCTTTAGCACCGCCAAACGATACAACTGTTCCTGGTTCGTATGCAGCATCTGCTGTATACTTCTCTGCCAAGTCAGCGTATTGTGCTGATGTTGCTTTAGCAAATACTGTGTTAAAGTATGTTGTTGCGCTACCAATGTTACCAACACCGTTGGCATTTGAGTTAACAATGTTACCACCAGTAATTGTGCCAGTACCAACTGATAAGTTACCAGAAGTTACGTTACCAGTTACGCTCAGTGATGTCAATGTACCAACAGCAGTAATGCTTGTTTGGCTTGCAGTTGCAATTGTACCAATCAAGTTACTACCACTGATATTGGCTGCACTTGTAATATTACCAGTTGCAGATATTAATCCACCTGTTAATATGTTACCACTAGTTACGTTACCAGTCGAAGATATTAATCCACCTGTTAATAAATTACCACCTGTAATATTACCAGTTGCACTTGCAGTACCACCTGTTAATACGTTACCACCGGTTACATTGCCGGTAAAGCTGGCTGTACCAGTGCTGGTAATATTAGCACCCCCCATGGACAAGGTTGTGTTACCCCAACTTGCATAGCTTGGCATAAATGAATGACGATCCCAAGTTCCATTTTGCGTTCCATTGATTAACAATGTAACTTGAACTTCTGCTCCAGCTGCTATAGTAGCAAACAAACTGCCATCGTTGTAATAAATGTACACTGGTTGAGCCGAGTTTGCATTGAATGAGTATGTTGTTCCAACAGTCAAAGATGTAGCATTTGGCAGTATAATATTTTGACTTGCTGATCCAACTATGTATTGTGAGAATGCTGAAACTGCTGTCAATGCCACATTAGAAGCACTGCTTGTGATTGTAGAAAGATTTGCTATAAAGTTATTAGCAATTACAACATTAGCAATTGAAGCATTAGCTCCACC